TGAGCAAGCAGTCCCGAACCCGCGGCGAGGATTACCAGGCGCCGGCACCCGTGCCCAAGGTCCAGCGCACCCGGGGGCGGCCCAGCGAGTACGATGACGAGTTCATCCCTGAAGCCGTATCCCTTGCCGCAGCAGGCGCCACGGACGCCGAGATCGCCGACGGTCTGGGCATTGACCGGTCGACATTGCGGCGCTGGTTCCTGGCCTACCCCCAATTAAACGCCGCCGTAAAAGCTGCGAAAGATACGATCGACCAGCGTGTCGAGCGCAGCCTGTTCAAGCGCGCCGTCGAAGATGGCGACACGACCGCCCATATCTTTTGGCTCAAGAACCGCCGCCCGCTCGAATGGCGCGACCGCAAAGAGACCGAGATCATCGTCCCCGATCCCGGGCAAGACGCCGAGCAGCTCGACACCCGTGGCGCCGCCCTCGCCGCGCTGGCGCTGTTCACCGAAGCGCAGTATGATCCCCGGGCTACGGGCGTGCTGCTCGATGCAACCGCCAACGCAGAGGAGAAGGACGATGGCGAAGAACCCCCCACGTACTCAGGCCGAGGCCTGGGGAACCGAGCACCATCGGACGATGGCCGAAGTGATGGCGCACGAGCACCAGACCCGTCAGACGATGACTGGGAAACGGGTGTCGACCTTGACCCCGGAGAGCTCTGAGGCGCCGCGCGAGAGCCTGACCGGTATCCCGGTCGAGGATCGCGAGGCCGTTATCGCCGGCAACGCCAGCGTGCTGCTCAAGGACAATGCTCTCTGCCAGAGCACCAAGACCAGCTCGCCCGAGCTCGCGTCGCTGGCCGCCAAGTACCTCGACATGAGCGACGCCGAGATGCGCTCGTGGACCGACGGCAGCACCAAGCGCGAGTTTCAAGAGAAGTTCTGGGAGGATGTGCGGCGCCTTGCCGCCTCGGTCCTCGCCCAAGCAGAAGGAACACCCCGCAAATGACCAGCGCTATCGCCCTCCTCGGCCTCGCCCTTTACCTGGCCGGCCACGGCACCCGCGGCCTGCCCAACGGCGGGCTGATGGGTTCGATCGCCATGATAGTTGGCGGCATCATGGTTGCGCTGTCGCTGGTGGTGTCGTGAGGCAGCACCGCAACCCGTTATCCGTGCCCGGCCGCGTCGGCGACGAGGCGTTCCGTCAGTGGGTGAAGCAGCACGTCAAAGCGCGCCAGCCTCGCCGCCGAGGTAGACATGCAAGCCGTTGACACCTCTGCCGACCAGCGCCGCCGCGATCTCGGTCACGGCCCGTTCGAGCAGACACCTGCGCACTGGAAGCCCGGCCTGCTGCTCTCCAAGGTCTGGCAGGCACCGTTCACGCACGGCCTGACCGACATCTGGCGGCAGCGCTGCGCCGAGTATTGGGAGCGCATCGAGCAGCGCTACGGCGTGGTGCTGACCGACCACCGCAACGCGCACGACATCATCCAGGGCACCGGCCCGGTGGTCGCCACCTATGCGGCGATCTACGTCATCCTGCCGGCTGAGCGGACGCACCCACGCCCCAAGGAGCTGCAATGAAGCTCACCAACGCCGAGATCGAAGCCCTTGAGCGCCTCGACGCGATGGACGACCAGACCATGTCGATCAAGCATGGCGGCGGCCACGGCGCGCCGGCGCGGCTCCAGGTGCTGCGTGACACGCGTACCCTGATCGAGGTGGTGAGGACGTTGGGCGCCCGGCCACGCACGCCATTCGGGGACAGCGCAGCATGATAGCTGTTGTCCAGCGCGGGTTCCTGTACCCGGTAGGGATAGGCACTGTCGGGCCGCACCCTGACACGTTCTGGCCGCTGTGCCTGGTGGGGCATTTCTCGGTGGTGTTCACTGTGCGCGGGGTGAATGACAATTGACCGACTTCCCCCGCACCGTCGAGGAGATGGAGGCCTTTATCAAGCGCATGCCGCCTGAGAAGCTGGCGCAGCTCAAGAAGCTGGGCGCCAAGCAGTTCGGCCGTCCGTGGAACCCCCAGCCCGGGCCGCAGACCGAGGCCTACTTCACCCCGGCCGACGAGACGCTCTACGGTGGCGCGGTGGGCGGCGGCAAGACCGACCTGCTGCTGGGATTGGCGACCACGCAGCACCTGCGCAGCATCATCTTCCGCCGGCAGAGCACCGACCTTGAAAAAATCTGGGATCGCCTCACCACCAAGCTGCTATCCGGCCGCATCGTCAAGCAGAACGCCACCACGAAGAAGCTCAAGACCAACGACGGGCGCTTCATCGAGCTGAGCCACCTCGAAAAGCCGGGCTCTGAGAAGTCGCACCAGGGCAATGACCACGATCTCTACGGCTTCGACGAGGCCGCCCAGCTGGACGAGTTCAAGGTTGCCTTCGTCATCCAGTGGCTGCGCTCGACCGTCGAGGGCCAGCGCAAGCGCGTGGTGTTCGCCACCAACCCGCCTATCCCCGAGTACAAGGACGGCAAGATCGTCGACACCGGCACCGGTGCGTGGCTGAAAGAGTGGTTCGCCCCGTGGCTCGAGGAGACCTACCAGAACCCCGCCCAGTCAGGCGAGTTGCGCTGGTGCTTCATGCGCCAGGATGGCGATCGGCTGACCACCATCTGGGTCGAGGGACCGGGCGTCTACAACCCCGAGACTGGCGAGCGCGTCGAGAACTACCGCAGGGAAGACGTCGAGAAGGGCCTCTATGCGCAGGCCAAAAGCCGAACCTTCATAAAGGCGCTGCTGCAGGACAACGCGTTCCTGAAGAACACCGGCTACGCCCAGCAGCTCTCTGGCACGCCCGAGCCGCTCAAGAGCCTGCTGCTCAATGGCTCGTTCACCGTCAAGGGGGAGGATCACCCGATGCAGGTGATCCCGACGCTGTGGGTGCTCGCCGCCCAGCAGCGCTGGCGCGAGAAGCAGGCCTCGGGCGAGTACAAGCGTTACAAGCAGCTGGTGCTGAGCGGCGATATCGCCCAAGGCGGCATGGATACCACCGTGCTCGCCAGCCTGCTCACCGGCGACTTCTTCGAAGACTTGATCACCCAGCCCGGGCGCATGACGCCGACCGGCAAGGAAGTCGCAGCGATGCTGCTCACCACCAGGCGCGACGGGGCGATGATCGTCCTCGACGGCTCGGGCGGCTGGGGCGGCTCGGCCCGCGACAAGCTGCAGGACGACCACAAGATCGACGTCGAGATGTGCAACGCCGGCGCCGGCTCGACCATGTGGGTCAACAACATGCTGTGGAAATGCCTCAACATCCGCAGCGAGATGTGGTGGGGCTTCCGCGAGGCGCTCGACCCCAAGTCGGGCTACGACATCGCCCTGCCACTCAGCACCCGGCTGTTCACCCAGCTGACGACGCCGCTGTTCATGCTGCAGAAGAACGTCCTGCAGATCGAGAGCAAGGACGACATCCGCCGGCGGCTCAACGGCGCGTCGACCGACGACGCCGACGCCGTGATCATGGCGTGGTTCTACCGTGATGCAGCCGTTGCCAAGCGTCTCCAGCTGCGGCCTGACATCGTCAGCCGTATCGCCCACGGCGTCACCGCCGAGCAGCTGCACGCCATGCAGGGCGACGCCCTACCCGACGACGATCCACTGAGGAGCTACAGATAATGAACGCCGTTGACCAAGCCTTTGCCGACATCCAGCGCGCCATGCGCGAAGACGACCACGCCGGCCCGGAAGCCGTAGGGCTGCCGGCGCTGGTGCTGCTGGGTGAGTTCCTCGCGCAGCAGAAGCGAACCGCTGACGCTTTGGAGCGGATCGCCGCCGCGCTTGAGGCGCCCGAACCGCAGTGAGCGTCACGATCAAGCCCGCCGTCTTCCGCGACGCCAGCTACATCACCGCCAACCTGCGCCCGATCGACCAGCTCGAGGCGTTCTGCCAGCTGCCTGACAAGGCCACCACGATCGAGCTGGCCTGGTGGCTGCTGCACAGCGGCGACGCTTTCATCGCCTACCTCGACGAGCAGCCGGTGTTCTTCTTCGGCACCAGCCCGATGACGTCCAGCTGCTACAGCGTATGGGGCCTCGGCACTCGCGACACCCGGCGCGTCATCGTCGAGGTGACGCGCTACCTGATGACCACCCACATCGAGAAACGCATCGCCGAGGGCGCGCGAACGATGGAAGCGCGCAGCCTGCTCGACCATCACGAGGCGCACGGCTGGATGCGTGGCGTTGGCGCCGAGCAGCTCGGCGAGCCGTTCGAGTACGGCAAGGCCGGCGAGCTGTTTGTGCTGTTCCGCTTTACGGTAGCCCGCTACCGTGCTATGCGCGATAAACGCTGGAGCTCAGCCTGAAATGTGTCTCGCGCAACCCAAAGCCGTCCCAGCCCCTGTAGTTGCCCCGGCGCCCACCCGTAACCAGATCGCGGCGCGCGAAGCCTTCGGCCTCATCGCCGAGAACCGTAACACGGTCGCCAAGCGCCAGGGCGTCTTCGGCAGCATCAAGACGACGCCGATGGGCGACGCCAGCTACGGCACATCAGCGGTGGCGCGCTTCGGATGACCATCCTCAAAGACCTGACCGACGAGTGGACCGAGCTTGCGAATGGTCGCATGCGCTGGGAAACCTACTGGCGCAACGTCGCCGCGTGGGTGCTGCCGCAGACCGAGCAGTATGACCGCGTTGTGAGCCTCGGCGCCCAGTCCTCGGTGCAGGCCGTGATGGGCGCGCCGGCCGCCAGTGAGCGTTCCAAGTATATCTACGACATGACCAGCATCTGGGCGATCGACCGGCTGACCGCCGGGCTGATCAGCCTCAAGACGCCCGAGAGCGACTACTGGCACGACCTGAGCGTCGACGACGACTACGGCTATGAGCAGACCCACGACGAGGATGTCGCGCTGGAAAAGCTGCGCGACTACCTGTTCAAGGTGCGCTCCAATCCGAAGTCGGGCTTCTGGCCGAACCATAAGGCGAGCGTCAAGTCGATGTGCGCCTTCGGTGACGGCTGGCACTTCATCGAGGAGCTGCAGGGCGGACGCATCCCGTATCAGTATCAGAATATCCCGCTGTTCGAGTGCTACCCCTCGGTCAATGCCGCCGGCCAGCCTGACCGCATGTTCCGCGTGTTCAGCTGGTCGGCGCTGCAAATCTACCAGAAATGGGGCGAGAAGGCCGGGCCGAAGATCAAGACCATGGTCGACGACCCCAAGCGGATGCATGAGCGCGTCCGTATCCTGCACGCCGTGCGACCTCGCGGCGACGAGTACCGCAACAAGCTCGGCCTGCGCGGCGCGAAGTTCGCTTCCTGGTACTGCCTGCCAGACGACGACCACGTGATCGGCGAGGGCGGCTTCTGGGAGTTCCCGTTCACCCGCTACGCCTGGTCGAACATCGGCCAGCGCCCCTACAGCGAGGGGCCGGTGGCCTATGCCATCGCCGAGATCATGTCGCTGCAGGAGATGTCGAAGAACGAACTGATCGCGGTGCAGACCATGTTGCGCCCGGCCTATGGCACCTTCGGCAAGAACTTCACCCGGCTCAATTTCAACCCCGGTGCTACCAACCCCGGCCTGATCAACGGCGACGGCAATCCGCTGTTCGCCCCGCTCAACAGCGGCGTGCGCCCCGACTTCGCGCAGTCGGTGATCGAGAGCCGACGCAACAATGTGCGCGAGGCACTCTATCTGAACCTGTGGCAAATCCTCGTGCAGGACAACATGAGCCAGCCGGAGACGGCGACCGAGGCCATGCTGCGCGCCCAGGAAAAGGGCGAGATGCTCGGCCCGGTCGGCATCTCGATGAACGAGGGCCTGAGCCAGAACATCGATCGCGAGGTCTCCATCCTCGCCCGCAAGGGGGCTTTTGCCGCCGGCAGCCCGCTCGCCATGCCCGAGAGCATGGCCGATCAGGAAGTCAGCCCGCAGTTCACCAGCCCGCTCGATCGGCTGCGCCAGGTCGGCCAGCTGGTCGGCGCCCAGCGCATGGTCGAGTTCGCCGCGCTGCTGGTCGCGAACGGCATGGACCCGGCGATTGCCGGGCGTATCGACGGCGACGAGCTGCTCGAGCTCGCCCAGCGCGTGCTCGGCGCGCCGGTCAAGTCGTTGCGTGATCGCGATGTCAGCAAGCAGGGCCGCCAGCAGCAGGCGCAGATGGCTGATACCGCGACGGCCATCCAGGGCGCGCAGGGCACCGGCGACGCCATGCGGGCGCTCGGTGAAGGCGCACAGGCCGCGGCCGGCGGTGCCGAGGCGCTGCGCGGCAGCCCGGCCATCGCCAGCTTGATGCAGCAGATCGGCCAGTCGCAAACGAGGACAGCAGCGTGAAGACGATCGTCGACCTGTTCCCGCCCGACGATCAGGACGCCCACGGTACGCCCACCTACAGCGAGGCGCGCGTCACTGCAATGCAGCGCCGTATCGCCGGGGCCTACCACGCTTTCGCCGAGGGGCGGGCCAGCCGCGACGACGCCGATCTCGTGCTTGTGGACTTGGCGCAGTTTTCGCGGTATCTGGATACCACACAGCTCGGCGTCTCGAATGAGGTGCTGCGCGAGATCAACGGTCGGCGCGCAGTGTTCGCGAGGATCGTCGAAGCAGTTATCGGGGCT